TGCATTTGTTGGAGCATAATCGCTTCATTCAAGCCGATTTCTTTAGCAAGCGATGGCAGCACTTGTAAAGGTGGTTCGTTAATTAATAACCGACTCATTGAATATCCCCTTCCAACGTGTTATAATAACTTTAGTTAATATTTGTATGACGGCTTTTATAAGTCGTCTTTTTTTAGTATTCTTCTTTTCAGTTCTCTGAATAATTCTTCTGTACTATACTGTTCTATTGAATTATTAGTATTTAATCGTTCAATCCCTAATATTTCTGCCAAAACTGTCAGTTTATCTAGTACGTCAGGATTAGTAGATGTTTGTCCTTTGTCGCAAGATGATACATTGCTTTGTTTATTTTCCAGAAACGTTTGTTCATATAAATCTGAAAGTTTTTTTGCTGTCGCATAGTTTGGTAGATATCTCCCTTTTTCCCAGTTCATTACAGAAGTTTGGGAAACATTAATTCTAGCTCCAAACACTTTCTGAGTTTCACCAAGACTTAAACGTAATTCTTGTATATCTTTGCCAATTTTTCTTTTGTTTTTACCTCTGAATTTCATTTTAATCACTTCTTTCATCTAATATTTATCAAGTAGTTCTCTTGCAGTATCGTATGCACCTTCTAAGGTTGAATGAGTACTGCTGCTTTTGTAATTTCCAAGAAATACAACTAATCGATACTTTCCATCGATGAATCTTATTTCTCCTCTTAGTTCACTTCCAACCATTACATCGTATTCGTTGGGGTCGAACATATTCATTTCAAAACTAATCATCGAATATCACACCTTGTTTAGTTAGTCAGCGTTCCCGCGCTGGCTATTTTCGTCTTTATAGTCCCACCAGTGGTCTATAATCACTTGATAGATATTGTCAAAACCTCGTACTTGATACTTAGTTTTTAACCCCCCTTTATCAATCAAATAAACGTTATACTCGTTATTTCCAATGTCTTTGTAACTACCAATAACCACTCTATTTCTGAATACATTACCCTGAATTAGTTCAATCATTTTAATTTCCTCTTTCTTTCCACGTATCCTGAAAATCAGGTTCGATATATTCATTGCTCATAATCAGATTTACTTTGTTTGTGTGTTGATGATTCGCCTCCCCAATCAAGAGCACAATGCTCATCATTGCGATAATGATTCCAAATGCTAAAATGTACCATCCTAGCATCCATTTCAAAAATGGAATGAATTGTACCCTCGTTTTTCTTCTTCGTTTTGTTCTCATCGTTTTCTCCTTCCATCCCATACCTTCTGAATTTCATCGATCATGCTCGCTTGATATTTGTATGGGCGTGTATCTGTTCTTCTAGCAGCAACGACTACAGGATGATTTCTCACATCGCTTTTGAGCCACGCGCTGGAACTTGTTCCGATTTCAGCACACAATTCTTCAGTTGTTATCCATCTTTGTCTACTTCTTGAATCAATAAACGGCTTTATTAAATCAACAAATTTCTCTGGATTTCTTCTTACCACTTCTAGAAATATTGGCTCGTAGTAATCGAGTGTTGCTTTCTCCATTGTTTTACTCCTTTCATTTTTTCATATTGTTGTAACCTTCTTTCAAGCCTATAATTAGAATTAAGAAAGGAGGTGTTTATATGTCTAAACCTATTAAACCTGGTACAGATAACCAGCCAAAAGGCACATATCAAGAAGTTGGTCCTAAAGGCGGTGCTGTAAATCGACCTCGTGTTGTTCATATTGATAAAGGGGACCGTCTTCCTCCTACTCAAAAGCCTGGGAACAAATGGGTCAAGAAATAGTTTTATTGGGTCGTCTCTTAAGAGATGGCCTTTTTAATTTTCCAGAAGCAAAAACACCAACTTAGAAAATTGATTTGTAACCAAGCTTCTGCATACTTGATTCCATCTTCTTCGTAAAATGTCATGTAATGGTGCAATTATTTCACCTCTTTCTATTCGAATTAAATCGTATTTTTAACCTAAAAAAATATGATCTAATTTAACTTTGTATAATGCACTTAATTGGCGTAGCAAATTCATAGGAATTTTAGTACTATCTTTCTCATATTTTGCGATAGTTTGTTGATGAACTCCCAGTTTTTCCGCTACTTCTTTCTGAGTTAAATTAACGTTAACTCTTGCAGCTTTTAACGAAATTTGTGTCAAAATCCGTTCCTCCTTTCAGTTCTATTTAACTTATGAGTCTATAATAATACGATTTAATTCGTATGTCAATACTTTTATTATAAAAAATTCGATTTTTTTGATATTTTTTTATTTACAAATACGATTTAAAACAGTACTATAATATCAATAGTAAATAAGGAGGTGCTAGAAATGGCACGAGGAAGAGGCAAATACACTCCTAATGATATAGAAATCATGAAGAGAATATCTGTTAATATCAATGAATTACTTAATCGTACTAGAACTAAGCAAGTTGAATTATCTAAACATACTGGAATACCTACAAGCACTTTAACTGGATATGTTAAAGGTACATCTATGCCGAATCCAGGGAATGTACAAAAGATTGCAGATTTCTTTAACGTAGAAAAATCTGCTGTAGACCCTAGGTTTGCTCAAAACTCGTTTTCAACGGATACTCCAACATGGGCAACCAAAGAAGATGTTATTGATATCGAAAAAACTTTAAAATTAAATACAACGACTATATCTTATGATGGTATTGAATTGACAGAAGATGAAAAAGAAAAGGTAGATGCTATTATTAGAAGCGTACTTTGGGATAGATTAAAAGACAAAAAGGAAGGATAATTATTGGATATTAACACATTAGTAGAAAATCATCGAACAGCTAATCCATTTGTGATTGCTGATAACTTAAATATTAATTATTTGTATGTTGATTTTCCATCTAGATTAAAAGGGAGAATTATCGTTACAAACGATGGAGAGCCTATTATATTACTGAATAATTCTTTGAAAAACTCGAATGAGAAATATTTAGTTATGGCTCATGAATTGAAACATGCTATAGATCATGCTGATTTAATTGGGTACTATTCTGCATGCTATGGCGGCAAAGGTAAACTAGAGCTAGAAGCTAATAAATTTGCAACAGAATTAATGTTGCTGCTCTATCAAGAACAGTATCAAGATATTCCAGATACATTCGATAAGTTAATTGCAGCTTACGGTGTTAAGGAAGAAATGAGAGAATATTATTAAATGGTAAGGGAGAATTATTTATGAAATTCGGATTAAGAAAACCAAGCTGGAAGAAAATGCTTAAAGCACGTACTACTTCAAAATGGAAGAGACAGATTAAAAAAGCTGTTATCCCTGGATATGGTAAGAAAGGGATGGGCTTCTGGAGAAGTCCAAAGAAACACTTATATAATAAAGCGTATAAAAGAACTACATTTGATATATTCAAATTGTTAGGTTTAAAGAAATAATGTATATAATCAATGCGGAAATGGGGTGAGATGTATGGCTAGTATATACAGAAGAGGTAAAACTTGGGCCTACAAAGTATATTACTATGATAACGGCAAGCAAAAGGCTGTTTCCAAGAGTGGATTTAAGACTAAAGCTGAAGCAAAGGACGCATCCATCCTTCGTGAAAATGAAATGCTGCAAGGCAAGAACTTTGCTAAAGAAAGAATGCTTCTTGCAGATTATATGGAAAATTGGAAAAAATTATATAAAGACGGTACTGTGTCGTTAGGCGTCTCTAAGCGTATTGATATGATCATTCGTTATGTTCGAAAAAATTTTAATGTCATGCTCAAGGATATCACTCACGATAGCTATCAAGCTTATATTAATCAATTAGCAGAAAGGCTATCGACTGAATCTGTAGCCAAATATCACACCTACACCAGTGGCGCTATTAAGCATGCGGTCCAGACTAGGGTTCTTATGTATAATCCATGCGAATTCGTTAAGATTAAAGGGAACGACGAAAGAGCATTTACTGAAGAAAGTAAATTTTTATCTTTTGAAGAGTATCAAAGACTATATGCAGCATTATTAGATGGAATCAATCCTAGATATCAATCACGCTATATTATTCTTTTAGCCATGGTAAGCGGTATGCGCTTCGGAGAATGTCTCGGATTGACCTGGGATAATTTAGATATAGAAAACAATACTGTAAAAATCGAAAAAGGATTCGATTCATTGCACACTAGAGATTTTACGGACGGTAAAACAAAAAACGCAAAAAGAACTATTATTATCCCAAGTGAAGTTATGTCGTTATTATTTCAACTTCCAAAAGATACTGAAAGAGTATTCCACGACATCACAAATAATGGAGTCAAAAAAACTCTCGATAATACACTTAAAAAAGCGAAAATCGAGAGAAAAATTAGATTTCATAGTTTGAGACATACACATGCAAGTATCTTGCTATCGCAAGGGGTGCAAGTCGTATCAGTGAGTAAGCGATTAGGTCATGCTAACCCCACAGTAACCATGCAGACGTATGCTCATGTCATAAAAGAATTGGAAGTCTCAGATAATGAGAAAATAATAAAGATTTTGACACACGGAACATCCACGGAACAAAACCTTTAGAAAAGCCTATAAATAAGCATAAAAAATGCCCCCTACAGACTATAAAATGCGTTTCATAGCATTTCACACGGCTTCATATCCCTATAATAACAACATTTTTGTATCATGCCATATCATACGATTTCTATTTTCACGGAACAAATACGGAACAAAAAAAGGCTGCCAAAATGGCAGCCTTCCTTATATTATTTAACTGTGATTAAACCTTCAGGCTCGACAGTGAAGTCAGGCTTTTCTGCCATAGTTCCATCTTCACTGATATAGTACCATCCATCTTTTCCTTTTACGAATTGGTTTGATTCCATGAATCCGTTATTTGTGTTTAAATAGTACCATTTATCCTTATACTTAACCCAGCCTGTAACCATTTCGCCATCTTGTTTGAAATAGTACCACTCATTATTGATTTTCTTCCATCCTGTAGCCATAGTTCCGTCAGTGTCTAGCCAATACCATACAGCATTACGCTTAATCCATTTATTAGTTAAACAATAGCCATTTTCATTAAAGAAGTACCATTTGCCGTTAATTTGTTGCCATTTATTTGTTGGATAGCTTCCGTCTGAATTTTGATACCACCAGCCATTTGCTGTTTTTTGCCATCCTTCTTTGATTTCCTTTTGTTCTAAGCCATGCTCAACATCATACTTGAATTGTTCACGACTGATTCCCCATTTAGCTAGATAAGGATATGGGTCTACATGATCACTGAAATTGTTCGGTTGATTGTATGTGCAATATTCATGCGATTTGATACCTTCTAACGAGTCTGAGTCCAATGTTTTAGGAAGTCCAGCTTCGTCTGCTAAATCGCGTAATAATTGGATATATAATCTGTAATCTTCCATAAACTCTTCTTTAGTCGAATGACTTTCAATTAATTCAACTGCTGCATACGTTTCATAGTTCCAACCGCCACCAACATCGTAAGCACCTTGATTGACGGGACCTACTTGCATTACGCGTCCATTTCCTACAACGTGTGAGAAGAATCCAGATTCTACAGGTCTACGCATGTGGTAGTCTGCTTCGTTCTGAGCTGTTGAATTTCTATTACCTGTTGAATGCGCATGAATTTGGTGATAAGGCGCATAACCGATTTGAGGTAATCCCTCTCTATATCTACTTGTATCAATTTCCATTTATATATTCCTCCTTATTAATTTGTCGGCCAAGGGTCGTCTGTAATATAGCTTATATTAGAGACCCTGATGTCTCCGATATCTCTATCGGTTGGTACTGGGTCATTGAATTGGAAACGTAAGTGATTTGCATCACCATAACCGCCTACATACCACGTTCCGTATGGAACACCGTCATCGTTATAAATCTGACCGATTAACGAACCAGACGTTCTATATCCTAAAGGTATTCCGCCGTTTGCTATAAGGAAGCATTTCTTTTCACGGTTCCCTGGATGTGCGATGAATGCTGGGTTACCCCGTCTAACAATTCCGAACCAACCCCATTGTAGTCCGCCGAATTGATAAGATACGGTATCATTAACTCTTCGGACTTGCATATAAGAATTACCTAATTTAGACAGTACGTTTAGTTTTTTCCAACCTGTATCACCGTCTAACACAAACCAACCTTGATTTCCTGAAGCGGTACGTTTAATCCATTTCAAAGCTCCGTTAGTTTTCTTAGTGTCAACGTATGTCTGTCCGATAGTACCATCGACTTTACCGTTCGGCATTCCCTCACCGATTAGTTCGCTAGAGGAAGTTGATGGAGTAGGTGCATTTT